CTGCTCGGTCATGGCGGTTAGTTCGCGTTCGAGTTTGCGAGCATCCTCGGCAGGAAATCCGATACCGTGAGGAACGTATTCCATTGTGTGCGTGTCCCATCTCCATGCTGGAAACATTTTAGCATCTGTTCTTGGTGTTGGTGTTGGTGTGTCGTTCATATTGTTCTTAGTTTGTTAGTTTGTTTTGTATTCATAAATTTATTTTGTTCCATGGAGCATGTCATGATTTGCGATCTTGTTCTGGATGGATTTGATAACTACTTCCTCAACCGTCCCATTGGCAACTAAAATCTTTTGCACGGCATCACTTTTTGCTCCGTTGCGGTGAATGCGTCCGAGTGCCTGCATGTAGTCCTTGTCATTAAACGTAGGACATATCAGAGATACACGTGGTCTATCACCGTTCAGATCGTGCAAGCTAATGCCAGTGCCACCTGCTGCAATATTAACAACGAGCACATGCGTTTTATCCGACTGGAAGTCATCAATGATCCGCTGTCTATCAGCTGCCGATTGTCCACCAACGATCTTCTCGCACCGTAGGGTTAGTGCTAATGCTTCTGCTGTTTCACGGAAGTTCATGAAGACAACCACGCTGGCCTCTTCTAACAATAACTCATCGACCATTTCAGCAATATCATTTACTTTAAAAGACTCAGCCAACTGTCGAGCTCGTAACAGGTTCACGAGAGTGTGCTCGCTATCTTCTACTGTGCCTAGCTCAATGTATCGCTCGATGATTTCTGGTGTAATATTAAGACTCTTGTATGCCGCGTGAATCTTGCTGAGATTAGAAAACTGAATGTTCTCCACAAAGATCCTATTCTTACGAAATGAATCAGGGAAGTCAGCTACGGTAAGCCTCTTCGCATTACGGTTATAAATTTGATCATGCAAAAGGGATAGCTTGTTCTTCTTACGCAGCTCCCACGCACCCCATGTATTTTGCACACAGCCATAATCCATCATCCATCGATACCAACTTTTAAGTGGCGCTTGCGCTTCATTGAGAGAATGCAAACCTAAGGCGTATCCGATTGCTCGCATCTCCGTTGGATCATTAGCTGATGTAGCTGACATCAAGTGAATACGGAAATCTTCTTTGTGTAGAGCGATTACCATCTGCGCATTCTGCGTATACGGGTTTCCTGCTTTATGGCACTCGTCGATGAACCCGATAGCTCCTTCTGGTAACTTCCAGTTGAATATTTTCTTACCACGCTTTGTTAGCCATGGAGTTTTTCCAGTTCGTAGTTTCTCGTAGTTCATGACAAACAGCGGTTTAAGCCCACAGGCTGCTGCTTCACGTTCCCAAGATGGTATGACCGCTTTAGGGCACATGACGAAGAATGGTTTGCCCAAGGTCTTCGCAATGTGGCAGGCGACAATTGTCTTACCTGTTCCTACATCTGATGAGTCTAGTGTGTTAACGTTCTTAGTTAGGCACGATACAAAAAAGTCGTGCGCTTCTTGTTGCTTTGGATATAATGTCTTCATTTTTATTTGTCTTCATTTTTGGTTTGGGAGAATTTAGGAGGTTGCCTCGTCAAGGATGACGGATAGCGCTCGCTGGAATGCCTCGATCTTTTGTTCGGGTTCACCGTTCAGGCCACAGGATCCAAGGATCGAATTAATAAATGCGGTGCGCCCAGATAATCGATGTAGTTTAGTGCTGCGGATGGATAACTCTGGAGAGAATGCGATGACTGACCAGCCAGAGGGATGACGATCATCCGTCCGAGATTTGATCTCGACTAGCGTATCGCCGATTAGTATTTCTTTAACGTGACTTTTCATGTGGGAGACCGTTCATAGTTCATCATTTGCATTTAGTCAAATAAAATTTTGCAATAAGAAAGGCGTCGATCATTCCATCGTGTGGTGTCGAGCAGCGAGAGGTTGCTAGCCATTCTTCATCTGGAGCTAATTTTGTTGCTGTAATAAGGGCTGCCTGCTTCGTGAACCCCTTAGGTATTTTTCCAAGCATAGCCTTTTGCCAGTCATGCACATCTATTCTCTTGATTGATATATCCCTGCACTCGGACATCCCGATAATCTTACCAAAGCTAATAGCCATGGATCTCATAGCCTGTGATGAACGAGCATGATTAAGTGGTTCTTCAATCGCGATCACACATGGGGTATTGAGACCCATGATCCATTTGTAGATTCGTTTTGGATCAACCTCTCGTTTCTTTTTAAAGACGAGAGTGGGCATAGTAGTTTTAGCGATGATGCTACCGTCATGTGTTGAGATAGCACACAGCCCACCGTCTAGCCCATTATCAATACCTATAATCATGCGGTCGGTGTATACCCTTTTTTACTGAGCGCCTTGTAAAGGAGCGACCCTTTTTTTACAGCGACTAAGATATATCCTTCAGGGTCTTCCCCATTTGGGGCTGTAAAAATTTGAATGTCGCCCTGAATATCATCTGATGAAAGATGTGAAGCAAACTGATTAACGGCTACAATAAACGGGGTTATTTCTCCGTAGTAAATAAACCCCTCATCAAACATGCCAATAGCATCTAGGATGATTTCTTGTGGCACAGATTGTGTTGCCTCTTTTTTGGTAGGGTCACTACCGTTAGAAATATGATCCATGAACTGTTTGATAACACCTTGGATTGATTCCTCATCTTGGAGACTCGGTTCTTTTATGCAATCATTATACTCCACTCTGCTCTCTTGCAATAGCGCTTTACCGAGCACCGCATAATTGATGATGTCTTCGAATGCATCATTGACCGTCTCATTTGCTACGTTTAATTCGCCATCTGTGGCGAATGTTTTAATGCGCATCATCTTGTCTTGTATTCGCAGCAAGAGACCCATGACTGGGGCTAAGCCCAAGGAGCTAGACATCTTGAAATTAGCGAGCGCATCAGAACTTGTTGCACCCCCGCTATAGTCGTTGTTCTTTTTTTGCATCACCCCGTAACATTTGTCACAGGTTTCTTTGTGTAATTTTAGTAGTTCTGGAGTATTCATAATGAGAAATTTATATTGGGAGCGCATCTGCTCGTATTAATACACCATGCCCTCGAGCAGGTGTTAGTAGCTTGATATTTTTAGGGAGACATTGGATGTATTGAATCTCCTTCATATTAACGGGTATCACGCGATACCAAAGGCCATCCGCTTTCGAAGTTCCAAAGGAGGCTTCGTTGCCCTCATCGTTCCGAAGAATAAATTCGGGAGACACTACTGGTGTGCGGTTGACAAACATGAGTCATAAGCTAGCGTTAATAATTAGACTGACAAGAATAAAAATAATTATTCTTCACTTTCTTCATCGACCATATCGGCATCGATAATCTGATTCTTCATACTCTTGACAGTGCCATTACCCTTATCGGCAGCACCATTATTGAGTATTGAGATATCGATGGATAATTTGCTAGTCCCTCCTCCAGTCTTTGCATTGAGCCCGAGATTGCGGCGGATGAGCTGGTCGAGTTCGCTTAGCTCACGAATGGTCTTGGGTGGCTTAAGCCCGCGAATACTATCACGTAGCAGCTTGATGCCTGCCGCTGCTATATAGTGCTGATACTTATCCGCTGGAGTGCCCTGTGCATCTGCAATATCTGCGAGCAGTCTATCCTCTTCGAGAGAAGCAGTTAGCTTGGCATCTGCGATTGCCGAGCTAGTTACATTTACTAAATTTTCCTCGAGCTGTGACTGTAGTCCGTCCTTTGATTCTGCTTCCGCTTTTGCTCTCTGGGCTTTTTCTACGTTCGGTGGTAGCTTAGCTTTGATGCCAGCAATACGAAGCCATGTTCGAAGTGTATTCGGGTGGACGCCAATATCACGCGCAATAGATGCGTTAGGCATTCCTTGGTGATAAAGATCGAGCGCTCGTTTAAGTGCACTCTCACGATTTACATTCTCTGCTTCTTTATCAATATCGTTGTTTACTTTTTTCTTGAAAGCCATTATGTTGTGGGAAGTCCTCGACAATATGCCCGACGATATAACTAAACGCAAGCAAATTCTTGAACCTCAAATTGATGCTGTCACTAAGATGATGGATATCGGTGGTTTAATGATCCCACCTACTACGCTTATCACCGCATTATTATTCGGATTTGCTAACCACCCAAAAGCAATTGCTAAGGAGTATTACTTTTGGAGAGTCTGCGATGAGCTATGGAATCGACCTGACTTACCCGAGCAGATGATGGTGCGTCACCCATGGGCGGAGCGAATGATTCGCGAGGCAATTGACCATAAGTATCTCGCTATTGGCGGTAGTGCTAGTAGTGGTAAGTCACATACCATGGCCGCGTGGGGCATCGTCAATTGGTTGTCACAACCACGTGATACCCTCGTGCTAATGACATCTACTACTCTACGCGAAGCACGTAAGCGTATCTGGGGTTCAGTCATCTCGTTACTCTCAGTCATCGAAGACATTGCACCAATCAAGATTCGCGATTCGATTGGAAATGCCGCCTATGTAGACGAGAACGGTATTCTCTTTGAGAAAGCGGGTCTCTCACTAATTGCTGCAGAAAAGAGTAAGACTCGTGAAGCCATCGGTAAGTTTATTGGTATTAAGCAAAAGCGTGTGATTCTGATTGGCGACGAGCTATCCGAGCTATCCGAGGCAATTCTTAATGCTGGTCTATCTAACCTTTCGAAGAACCCATCATTCCAGATGATCGGAATGTCCAACCCCAATAGTCGGTTCGACGCCTTTGGTGTATGGTCAGAGCCTTCGAAGGGGTGGGCTTCCGTTGATACTCAGGTAGACGACGAATGGAAAACCAAATGGGGCGGCAGATACATACGTCTTGACGGTGAACGCAGTCCCAACATTGCGCTGGGGGAAAATAAATATCCGTGGTTGCCGACTCAGCAGAAGATCGATGAGGACAAAGCTCTTCTCGGTTCGGAGTCTCGTGGATACATGCGAATGATTCGAGCCATCTTTTTTGATTCAGATGAGGCAACTGGAATATACAGCGAGGCAGAGCTCGCCTCTAGTGGCGGCCTTAAGAAGGGGGTCGAGTGGGCTCAGAAGCCTACCTTGGTCGCGGGCATTGACCCCGCCTTTACGAATGGTGGTGACAGAACCATCATGTATACGGCCTCGGTCGGGTATAATACAGCGGGTCAATACGTCATCGAGTTTGAGAAAGCGATCCATTTGAATGATGATGCTACTAATAAAGCAGTCCCACGAACCTACCAGATTGTTCGCCAGATCATTGAGCACTGCAAGAAACTAGGTATTACGGCTGACAATGTTGCGGTAGATAGCACTGGTGCTGGGGCGCCCTTCTGTGACGTTCTGGCTGGAGAGTGGTCTCCACATTTTCTGCGCGTTAGCTTCGGTGGGAAACCATCAGACAAGCGGGTAAGTATGAACTCGTCCCTGACTGGCGAAGAACTCTACACTAACCGAGTCAGTGAACTCTGGTTCGTTGGAAAGGAATTAATGAGAACGCATCAGGTCTCAGGAATCAATAGCGATCTAGCTCAAGAGATGTGCGCTCGAAACTATGACCTTATCAAATCTAGCAGCCTTAAAGTTAAGATTGAATCGAAGGGTGATTTCAAATCTCGCTTCGGCCGATCACCCGACTTGGCTGACGCTGCCTTCCTTGCGCTAGATTGTGCCCGCCAGAGGCTCGGGCTAGTTGCCGTTGATCCACCTAAGGATTCAGATGAAAAGGGCTACAAGCGCCCCGTATCGATCAAGACGCTCCAAAGAGCTTTGCATAACCCAGATTCGTTTCTCTCCTAAATCTTGGTCAGTTCCTCTTTGTAGGGAATAAAAACTTTCTATATGACGTATTGGTGCTGTAATAATTTATTAGAGCACCAATAGAATTAAAAGAAAGTTTTTAATAGTGTAAGCGAAATTTATTACAGCACCACTAACCCTGAATCCCGAATCCCGAATCGTGCACCCCGAGCAGGATACAGGAATCATGATTCAGTTCACGGTTCAGTGTTGACATGTTGTAGAATATATAGTAATCGTAGCCCATCTCTTATTACAATTATGGCTTCTACTCCTTACCTCTCTGATTTTTTAGCTTCAGTGACTGGTGCTACACCGCTAGCACCCTCAATAGATCCGTCCACATCAGGTCTAGCTGACCCTCGAATCACGGCTGCAGAAGAAAAAAACAAGCTAGATGAGGAACGAAAAAGACTGCTTGCCCAGCAAGAGAGAATACGCCGCGAAGAAGAAGCCAAGAAAGTTGCAGAAGAAACAGCCCAAGCTAAAGAAATGGCTGATCAACCGTTTAAGCAGCAAATGAAAGGACGTGAAGTCCTGTTGCGAAAAGGCGCTGGTGACTTACTTGGGTCACAACAAGCGATGCAAGACTCTAATTATGTTCTTGGATCTGGTAGCTCGCTACGCGAAACACCACAACCGATAGCCCCCGAATGGACAAAAATCAACCGCGCATCACGCAGACTTCGCCGTCAGGGCTATACCGACCAAGCAGCTCAAATGGCAGGCATGGGAGAATTAGAGCGCATTAAAACTCCGACTATGACTACGCAAGAGCAGCGTAGCCGCATGTCCTTTATGGACATGGAGCAGGACGCTAAGTCTTATGAGAAGAAAAAGACTGAGGATATGTATGATGAATACATGAGAAAGAAAAAGTTAAAGGAGGCGTCATCGTATGATACTACTCCGATCTGATTGATCTAATATTTTAAAACTATGGCTGAATTTTCCTACGCATCCGATATTGCACCACTCCGCTCGACGTTTTTCCCCGCGAGCGGAATGTCGCGTTTACAGCGCCAACAACTAGATACCCGCTACGCAAAAGACATCGAGCCTATTGATGCAAAAAGGCGCGAGATAGAAAAGGACATGCTCAAGATGATTGAATCTGAGGATGCCTTTGAGATGCAAAAACTCCAGCTAGAAGAGGCTAAGCGAACAGCTCAGATGAGAGCGGATACTGATACTCGACTCCCAGCGCTTATGACCGAACTTGATTCTGTCCTAGGAAATAAAGGGATCGATACAAATACTAAGGCAATGGAAGTTGGAAAACTGAACATGAAGTATTCCAACCTCGCTACCTATAACCCGAGTGTAGCTACTTTGCTCAGCGGGGCTAATAGACAAGTAGCTTCTATGCAGAGTATAGACGAGGATAAAAGTAGGAAGTCAGCTTTGGATGAACAAAAGAAATTATCCATCATTAGTTCTGCAATTCAAATTGGTGATACAGCTCTCGTTAAGAAACTCACTGATCCTACGACTAGAGATACAGTTGATTTGAATGAGGCATATCAAACACTAGGTCAGCGTAGTCAAGAAGATAAAGATTTAGACAAAGCAATTGCTAAACAAAAGATTCAGTATGATCAAACTGAGGACGTCCGCAAATCGCAGCTGTCTATGTTACAGAACTTTGAAACATCTCTCCGCTCCATGGGTCGCGCTAAGGGTGACGACTACACACCTCCTTCAACTATTGCTGAGCGAACAGCGGATCAAATTGGCCAAGATGCGCTGGATGAATCTCAAAGGGCAGCAAAATTGACCCTTGCCGAGACTGAACGCCTCCGACTTAAGCAAATGTGGACAGTGCTAAATCCTAAGGAGAAGCCAGAGAATGCACCGACAAAGGATAACGAACTATACGAAGCGGTTTCCAACCGAGTATACGCTGGAATTTTTTCAAATTCGCTTGCACCGCCACCACCAAAGTCTAGAGAAGAAGCTGCTTTTGAAGCGCCTCCTACTCGATAAATTACTTTTTTAACACGTTACATATTCAGCTATGCCTGACCCAACCACCACCACTACTATCGTTCCAACAAGTCTGCTTGGATCCACTGAATCTACAACTCCTACAGAGGCACAATACATACCGTTCGGTGATTGGTCTTTGGATAAAGAAGACCGAGATCCTGTGCAACTTCGAGTTGATTATGCAGATTACATGCGTCAAACAAGGTTAGATTCTAACCTGCCGATGGATGTAGAGATCGAGAATAATATTCAGCAAGGCCTCTATGGTTCGTTAGTAACAGCAGACCTATTAAAAGACGGCGACTACGATGGATTTAAGGACATCATCAAGAAAAATATTGTCGAGCCATCCTTCGAGGATAAGTTTGCACTGACACTTTCCAACTTAAATTATGATGATCCAGATCGCGATGCATTGAGCAAATTTAGCTCGATGGACAAAGCTATCAAAGCGGGTAACCCTAATGGCTTTACAGAGGAGTCCCTCGCCAGACATGCCGAGCTCAAAGAAGCGGCTAATAATATTATCCTCAATAGATACAACGAGGCTAAGACACGAGCAATCGATACGAACAAGATTCCTTTTGCTGTCTTCGAAGATGACAACGGAGACCGCATGTTCAAGACTAGCGACCTCGCTACGTCGATGAGCCTTAATGAGGCACTCAAAGCCTCACGCGCAGCAGGTGTTTCTTTAGCAGATGCTTATGTAGCACAAGGTGAATTGGCAATTGCAGAAGGCTCAACTGTAGCTCGATACAAAATTAATCAGATCTCTGAAATGTATGAGTCCCTGTCTACTCTGGCAAAAACTGATAAGTCAGTTAAGTCAACCATAGAGGCACTCGGAAACCGAGCAGCCTTTCAAGAGTTTGATGGTGGGGATAAAGGATCATATTTAGCAAATGAATTTGACGAAGCACTAGGACTTGGAGTATCCAAAGTAATAGGACTATTTTCTGATGAAGCATCTAAAAAAGTAGATGCCGACTATAATGCTAAGAAAGAGATCGATAGCCAAGTTGATCGCGACATAGCATACTTTAGGGACACGATCACTAAGAAACTTGAGGATTCTGGGGCGTTTGAAAAAGGGTCGCTAAATCCAGAGGATGTAGATAGACTGATTAAAGAGGTCGCTATTTCTAATGCATCGCAAAATAGCAAATTTGTGCTACATGATGAAGAGGGTGAATATCAAAAAAATATTCGCAAGACCTCTTTGGGCACAACTGTTATGCACCCAGCAGCGCTGATGAACGAAAATTTGTTCAACAAAACACTGGAAGCTCGGCCAGACATCACAGGTAACGATAGAAAAAAACTTGAAGGCGAGCGCTTAGTAGCCCTTACAGATAATTACAATAACGCTGATAAAGTATTTCAGCGCACAGGCAGCGAGGATAAGTGGAATCTGGCAAAAATTGACGGCCGCCTTAAGGGCAAAGCGAACCATGAGATCCTCAACGACTTCCTAAAAGATGAGGAAAACTATAGTAATTTTACTGAGAGAACTAAAGGACTCGGAATGTCCTTTGTCACTGGAATCGGATCTTCTGTCTTGGGAGCATTAACGGCAGCTGGCGCTGATTGGTCTGCCGAAATGTTGAGAGACATAGCACAGGACAATTCTGATCGCCGCGAAGTTGCCGAAATGTTCGGGCAGAAAATGGGCTTTGGCCAAGATATTGCGGAGGCGCTAGCACCACTCGTAGTAGATATGGCCGCTACTGCTCTGCTAAGCACCGTTACAGCTCCCGTAGCTGGGATGGGTGGGGTCGCATACTTAGCAGCAAAACAAGGAGCTCGGCTCACCATGAAGGGCATGATGAAAGGCTTGACAAAAGGAGCTTTTAGAATCGGCGCCAAAGAGACAGCTGAGACAGCTGCGAAGAGAATCCTTGCTGATGGGCTAATCAAAGAGTCTGTAAAAAAAGTAACAGGAGAAGGAGCGCTTGCAGCCATCAAGGGATACAACAGCCTCGTAGCACAACGTATTGGGACTTCTGCCGCATCCTTTATTCCAGCTGCTACTCGCACTGGGGCTAGCACATATGGTAGCGTCTCGCTAGCGCTTAAGAAGAAACAACAAGAGCTAGGGCTCACTGACGAACAAATCCACGACCGATCTCTCGGAGCTGCACTAACTAGTGGAATGGTTACTGGCGTTATTACCGCAGCCTTTGGTGCATTTGGTAAAGCGGGTGTAGAAGACGCAATGCTACGTGGACTCACGTTCAAAGAAGCAAAGGATCTTTTAGGGTCACTAGCCAATGTCAAAAACTTAAGCGATACTAAATTTGTAGAAGCAGTTACTAAGCAGTTATCAGCTACTATTAAAAAGCTCGAGAAATCTTCGAAGAGTGGAGTCCTAAAAGATGCCGTAGACGAAGCGCAGGAAGAAGGGCTAGATCAGCTCCTTAACAGTTTTGTTGAAGATGCTGCTACTGATGAGAATACTCCTTTCTTGGAACGACTCAAACAGACTATGT